GACCTAGTGGCAATGACGACTTGGTTTCCGCCTGCGACTTGGTTATGGGTCATCCTGACCCTGCCAACGCCCGGGATGTCGCCAAGCTCTGCCGATGTGCCGTCAGGCGTCAGGCTGTACAGCTTGTTCCCAGAGACGACGTAGAGAAGCCCCTCGACATCGTGCATTCCGCGAATCGGCCCATCGCCAAGGCGGATGAACACCGGAAGTCCCGGCGCGGTGCGAAACTTGTTCTTTGACCGCGCCCCCTGCGCCTCGGCACGGATCGGCAGGTAGTTAACAACGTCCTGATCCGTCCACGGGCGCGCGTCGTCGCTATAGCTTCCGTCAGGCAGCGGAAAGTCGATCCACTTATCGCCCATCGTCAGCCCGTGTAGATGTTGTAATACTCAACGGTCGAAGGAAGCTCGGTGAAGTCCACTTCCCCAACCTCGAAATAGCGCAGGCGCAGGCGGCTCATCGCCTCAGATGCCGCTTCGATGATGCGAGGCGCAACATCAATCCCGTATTCCGGCGCAATCCGCAGCGCAAGCTGGTATGCCAGCGCGTCCGCGTCAGCAACCTCCGCCACCGTGGTTTGCAGCGATGCAAACGACGTGTACGGCTGGCCGATGTCAGCCGCCTCCCACTCCGCCAGCAGCACGTTAAGCACCGATAGCGCATCCTCGGCAGAGCGTGCCTCCAACGGCTCATTGGCGTCAATCGCCCCGAGCAAACGAAGCGACCGCTTGATGATGTCGATTACCTTCATGGCCGCCCCAAAAGAGGACGGGGGCCGAAGCCCCCGCCCGAGTCACGCTTAGTTGTTGTGGTAACGAACCGCCAGCTCCGGGCGGATCGTCTTGTACCCGTACAACACATCCAGACGGCAAGGGAACTTGTCGTTGTTGATGTCATACGCGCGGACGATGCGCATGGAGATGCCGTCATACACTTCGCGGGCCGCCCAATCGACGCCTTCCGGCATCACAAGGTCGGCAGTGGCGAAGGCGAACGCGCCCTTCTGGAACGCCAGGCCAGTCTGCACGGCGGTCGAAGCGGTGCCAGCGACCACGACAGCCTTACCAGCGCCGGCGCTGTTGATGACGATGTTCTGCTTCGCACCAGAGGTCACCGGAGTCGGGTAGACCGCGACCGAGGTCGTGCCATCGGCGGTCGCCACGAACTGTTGCAGGCGGCCAGTGTCCACCTTGGTCTCCGGGTGAACCTCGTTCACGCCCGCGATGGTGAACACGTCGCCCTTCTTGATCGTGCCGCTACCAGCGGACAGGGTGATGGTCGCCGTGCCGCTGGTGATGCCAGTGGAGGTGTTGCAGACGTAGGAGCCGTTGGCATCGCCACGCAGGTGCGACGGCATCAGGGTGTTCTCGTACCAGTCGTAACCGGCCACTCGGCCCATCGCGCCTTCGCGGTACTGCTTGGCAATCGCCGACTGGTCGTTGAACAGCGACTTGGTGTCCTTCACCACGTCGCCCATCGCCAACGGGTCCAGCAGCATGGTGCGATCCGACACCGGAGCCAGCGAGTTCTGGAGGCGGATGCGGGTATCCAGCGCCTTGTTATAGGTCGCCGCCGCGCCGCCGTTCCAGATCGACTGGTTCACGTCCTTGTACATGGACAAGGCATCGGACTCGATGCTGGCCGCCAGCACGGCCATCGCCGGTTCGATGATGCGCTTGCTGAAGTCGTCCAGCGAAAGGGTCAGGTCAACGCTGGTGAAGTTCAGGTCAACGCCCTTCTGCGTGCCAACCTGCAAGCTCACGCTGGACTCGACGGTATCCTGAGCCGACAGGGTAGCGCCGGAACGGACCGTGTACTGGTTCGGGAGGCGAATCTTCAGGGTGTCGCCGATCTTCGCGCCGGACTTGGCGAACGAGTCGTCATAGTCGCGGGTGACGTTGCCAACGAAGTTGAGCTTCTGGTGCAGGATTCGCAGCGACTCGCGGGTCACTGCGGTAGGGGTAAGCAAAGTGTTTGCCATGAGTTAGCGGCCTCCGTGCCGCTTTAGGATTGAGAACGCTTCCGCATCCACTCATCAATCGGAAGGTCGTCCGTCATCCCACGAGGGGCTACGGACGCACCGCCAACCGACGGAACGGGCGCGGGGGTTGCTGAGACGGGTTTGGGCTTGGGTTGGCTAACCTTTGCCTCGATACGTGCAATGGACAGCGCGGCAAGGTGCGGCGGCATTTGCGAAAGCTGGACAAGCTCGTCCAGATGCGTGCCGAGGTGGTGGACAATCGCCGGGCCGTGTTCGGACGACATGAGGACTTCGCCAAGCGCCGGGTTCACACCCAGCACGCTCACGAGATTCTCAGCCGCTTCCTGATAGTCGGGATTGGCCTGCGCATACTCAGCTTCCCGGCTCGCGTGTTGCGACAGGACATGCTGGATGCGGATTTGCTCTTGCTGCTGCGCTGTTTGCTTGCGCTCTTCCTCGATCAGCTTCTGTGCCCGCATCTCAGCGAGGTGGTCCAGATAGCCTTCAAGGTCTTCGGCGGGGTCAGGCGCGGTCGTCGTCCTGCTGCGCTCCAGCTCAGCCAGACGGCGTTCAAGGTCTTGTGCGCGCCGCTCCGCTTCGTACCGCTCGCGGGTTAGCTCATTGATGCGCTTCTGGACGGGCGTGAACTTGCCTTGCTTGTCGCGCGGCTGCTCATCCTTCTGCTGTTCCTCGGTTGCCGACTCCGGGGCTTGGACCTGCGTCTGTTCCTGCTCAGTTGCAGTGTTTTCGGCAGGCACGGCAATAGCGCCCGTCTGGGCGTTTTCAACGTCACTCATGCGTCAATCCTTTGACGAAATAGCCCGGGAGGCCGCCCGGTGCGGTAGCGCCGCTAATGCGGCGGATCAGCTTTCGGTGTAGATGCCGAACGAGCCGGAAACGCGCTCAACGCGGAACGTGCACGGGCCATCCACGACGACCTGCTTGTTCTGGCGATCAAGGTCAGCATCGCGGCTATCAAGGCCAGGCGTGTCGATGTAGATCACTGCATTTGACTCTGCCGGCAGGACGCCGGACGACACGAAAAGACCGACGGTCACGGACGACCCTGCGGCCACCGTGGTATCGGTCGAAGTTGCGCGGGTGTCCCCTTCAGCGAGAACCGTCGTTTGTGCCATCGTTAGCATTCCTGTTGGCCATATCAATTCCTAAGCGCGCGACTTTCGCCTCGAAACGCGCCTCCCTTACTTCCATGTCGGCAGCCGCGACCTTGATGTCGGACTGGATTTGCTTTTGCAACGCCAGCAACTCGGCCTTCTGCGCCTCTACATCGGCCCTTTCCTGCGCTAGCTGCTGCGCGGCCTGCTGCAACTCTTGCGCCTGCTGCTCAGCGGTCTGCATTGCCTGCTGCGCCTGCTGCATCGCGGCCATCGCCTCAGGCGGCATCTCCTTTCCTTGCGATAGCTGCGCCTGAATCTGAGGCGGCAAGACCATCTTCAACCGCTCGGCGGCCTCGTCTGCCTTCGGGAAGTCCATTGACCCAACGATCAGGTCAGGCACGGCAGAGGCGACCAGCGGGTTGCCTTGGCTCATTTGCGTCAATGCGTCAACGAACTCCATGCGCTGCGTGTCATAACTCGGGCCAACCGAGATGGACACGTCATACTTTCCAACGGTCAGGTCGTTCAGTCGTCCATTCTGCGTGTCTTGATACAGCTCGGCGACATCCTCTGCGCCATCCTTGCCGATGATGCGGATCGTGCGCGGCGTGTCGTACACCTTCGGCAGAGCGGACAGGATCAGCTCGCCCGTAGACTGGATGGCAAACGACAGCGCGTCCTGATAGTCATAGGTCGCGGTGTCGCCTTCCTGCTGGCGGGCCATGATGGCCTTGCCGCTGGTCTCGTTCGACCTTGCGCCAACCGATGCGTCATAGATGCCGGTCGCCATCTTGACCAGATCGACGGACATCTGCCCAAGCTGCACGAACTGAGCATGTACGGGCGGCGGGGAAAGGAACTGCGGCCCCTGCGGCATTCGCGGATCAGGCGTGAACGGCAGATACGGCATATCTACCGCGTTGGAGCGGTCCCAAAGCGCCTTTACGCCGTCGCCTTCAAGCATCGTTGGCGTCAGGACTGGCGTCGCCTTGTGTTGCTTGGAAAGCGCCTCCTGGGCCGTGGTGATGTTGTAGTTGGCAAGCTTCTGCGGGTCGCGCGCAGGGCGAACCATGCCGCACCACTGCCACTTCCCGTCGATGAAGTGCAGGTTTGCGTAGGCAGCGACGATTGGGATGCGATCCCACACCGTGTCGTGTGGTCCGTCGATCTCCTCAGCGCCAGAGCAGACGGACATCACGACCTTATGGCTGTTGACCGTGCGCTCGCGCACAACAGTCACGCCTGACTGGATAAGCTCCGCAGCCTGCTCTGGCGACACCTCTGCGCTATCGACCGTGCGACCGTCGGAAAGCAGCCAGATCGTTTTCGTGACCGGAATCTTGCGCCAGTATTCGACAACGCGGACGGATTCGTCGCCAAACCAATCCTTGTGGTAGCCGACGCTAATCAGCGACTCAAAATCGACCTCTTTTGCCTTCGGATACTTCGCCTTGAACGACTCGCGGCTCAGCGTTTCCTCAACGAATGCGTACATCGCATCGCGGCGGTCAGGCGACTTCGCGTCCGGGTCGAACCACACCGAGGACAGCGGATCGACAATCGGGCGGATGACGATATCCTGCTCGAATGCGTCATCACTGGCGTATTCCGTGCCGACACGCCACGCGCAGAAACCAGCAGCCGTCAGCAGCTCGAATCCTGCGTCATACGCGCGTTCCGCATTGCTGCGGCTTTCGATGTTTCGGATCAGCCCCTGGCGCAGCTCCGCCCCCTTCGCGTCGCCATTCTCTACTGGGCGGACCTTGATCGACGGGCGGGCCTTTTTCTGGTCGTTGACGACCTGACGCCAATTGGAACGCAGGATCGGGATTTCATAGCACGGGCGATTCTTGCGCGCCTTCCGCTGCGATTCGTCCCATTGGTTGCCGGGGATGGCGACGAAGCGGTAGTCGTCTATCCCAAGCAGGCGGTTCTCGCGCTCCGCATCAACAGCGCGCTCATACCGATCCCGCATCTCCTTCATCGGGTCGGCGTTCAGGCCATCCTTGGCCTTAGTGCGTTTTTCCTTCACGCGAACTCCGAAACCGGCTTAGTGAACACGGCCAACTCGGCCAGTTTTCTTGCGGCAGCAGCGCACTCAACCGAATCGAACAATCCGATGTGCTTGCGTCCGATTCTTGCCGCCCACTTGGATGCGGCCTTGTGCCAGACCACACCTCGCACGCCCGATTTGTTGCGGACTTGCAACTTGTGCTGGTTCTGCATGTTTTCTGCGCGGCTCACGCAGCGAAGGTTGCTCGGCCGGTTGTCGCTCCTGTCACCGTTGATATGGTCAACGTCACAGACAGGCATCTCCCCGGTCAGCCACAAGACGACTAGACGATGCGCCTGATACTTCTCCCCAGCGATGGTGATTTGCCTGTACCCGTTTGGGGCAACGCTCCCAGCTTGATCATTGTTTCGCCCGCGCCCACTCTCACGCCAGCGGAACGATCCAGTCTCAGGATCAAAATCCAGCAATTCGCAAAGAGAATCGCGGCCAATCATTGAAACTCCGAAGCGAAAGAATCGAACGAGAACTTCACGGAGCTACCCGATCCGTTCTCAGCATGGTCAACGGCCATCAGGCCGAAGGCATCCGCCGAGTGGGATGACCAGTCATGCTCCGGCCCAAGCCCCACATTGCGGATCGGGTCTTTCTTCTCGTGGTAGAAGCCCAGCGCGTCGCGGCCTGCCTCGGTCGTGTCAGCGTTGAACCAGAAGCGCGGGAACAGCCGCCGTACCTGCTCGATGCGG